GCCCCGCTCGTTTCCTCTATACCGGGAAGCTTGGGCTGCTCAATCCGTAGCGCATCGATCACCATGGACGCCCATGTATGCTCAAGCGCATTCGGAACTTCGGAAAGATTCGTATAGTGTAGGATGCGCTGGCCAATCTCCTGCACGTAGGAGGATACTAGCGCATCCCATTCGTCCGTAAGCCCGAGTCGCAACTTAACGATCGAGAGGACGGCGGCCGACTCAGCTGCCGGCATCGGAATCACCGCCATGGTTAGGATCGCCCTGCAATTCAGCTTCTTTCATAGCAATCTCAGTTGCCAGTGCTTCATCGTCTTTCTCTTCCACATTTTCAATACAAAGGGCGATAGCCCGTTCACGAAGCAATCGGAGTTTCTCTGCTTTCGCCTGCTCCTGCAGTTCAGCCTCCTTCGCAGTAATCGCCTCGAGTAACTTCTTTTCACCGAGTCGAGATGCTTGAGGAATCCCTAGTTCCTTCGCTCTTTCACGCAGCTGTTGTAGTTCCTCGTCCTTATTTTGTTGTTTGTTTTTGTCCATAGCCTCACGCGCTGCTTGTTCGCGTCGTCTGCGCTGAAATGCAGATAAACTCATCGTTCACACCTCCTGCATAAAAGGAGCCGCTGCCGGCTCCCTTACGCGATTTTGAACACATGCTTTACAACCCGGATCGCTTTCGGTTCGTATACACGCTGCCAGTTTGCTCCGTTGGCCAGTTCCGAATTTTCCGGGAACACATCTGCAACGGACGATTCGGTCCATTTTACCCCGCGCGGGTGCAAGATAAAAATGCGACGGTTGATAAGGAAATCTTCTCCGGAAGAAGCGAGCGAATCGCGATCGACTTCGGTCGGAATAATACGCGGATGCGATCCATTGCCGAGAGCAATTGCTCCAGCGCCAAACAAGTACGCTGTTCCTGTCTTTGTTGCGGTATCATACGGCATCGCATCATCCACGAGGACCCGTTTGTTCATGAAATACGGCACGCGAACAGATTGATCTTTCTCCTGAACGTATTCAATCAGTTGACGTTTTGCCAAATATGCTTCGACCGCGCTGTGCATCATGACGCCTGTCAGAAGGTCTTTCGCGTCACCTAACTTCTGCGACGCATCAATGAAACTCTCGCCGCTGATCAATGCTGCATCACCGGTTTCGCCCGAAATATCATGGATGTGACCGACCATAGACGGCGAAGCGAAAACGCCAACAAGCGTCGCGAGCAGCACTTTCTGCATGTCGCGCGTCCAGTAGGCAGCAACCAGATCGGCAATTGCCCGCATCGGATCATCACCGGAAAGTAGAGCAGACAAACCATTGGCCCCCCATGCACGAGCTCGACCGTGTTTCCTTGCAACGTCTTTGTCACTTCCAATTTTGCCAGGCGTAAGCGCTCCATCATCTTTCATCGTTTCGGAATCGCCAGTAAGGTCGTTCCAGAACGGCATGTTGACCAGTGTATTCGGGCCGCTGGCCAGAGAATCGAACTCGGAAAGGTTTTGCACGATACCAGACTGAACCAGTGCAGATAGTTCCATCGTGCGTTGAATCACATAGTCATTAAATACTTCGGGTTGAATTACATCACCAATACGAGTAATAGGCATTTGTTATCATCTCCTCAAAAATTATTTCGCTGCAGCCATCAGTTGCTTAGCAAGTTCGGGATTTTCCCGCATGATGCGACCTTGCTCGGTCAGATTGAACGTTTCCTTCGCCCACGGGTTTTTGATACCGCCACCCGCGGAGTCCCGGCCATCCGCCGGCGTTGCCCCTTTTAACTGCGGTCCTTTGTCTTGTTTTTCAACAAACAAAAAAGCCTTGCTCTCGCGCAAAGCCTTGATTTGATCGTCCAGACCGGTTTTGACATTGCCGTTCTCGTCGATCTCGATTTTGGATTTGTCGAGTAGACCAGCCACCAGATCCGGATCATGCACCTGACCCACAACAGCCAGTTTGATCGCTGTCGTGATGGCCATTTCCTGGATCCTAGCCTCGTATTTCTCAGCCGCGGCCTTGTTTTCGGCTTGCAGCTGCTCAATTTGTTTTTTCAGCTCCTCGTTATCTCCGGCCGCTTTTTTGAGATCAGCAAGCTGCTTGTCGCGTTCCTTTAGATCAGCCTCGAGCTGCTTCCTGGCCTCGTTCACTTCGTTGAACTTATCTTTCGGGATCCAGTTCCCGTCAGATACGATAGCGATTTTGTGATTGTCACCAATCTTCGCCATCACTTGATTATAGAGCTCTTCGCCCAGCAGTTCTTTCAAATCCATTTATTTTTCACTCCCGATTAGGTTTTTAGGCTGGTAACCCGCCAGCATTCGGCTTTCGTTCAGTTTTACCCCGAACCCTTAAAGAGGGCAATAACAAGGGCCCCGGTAGTCTCATCCGGAGCCCAAATTCATAAGCGTTTGGAAATTTAGAGCAAACAAAAAGCACCCTCGCCATATTTATGCGGGAGTGCTGTTTAACTTTTTTGTTCGTCTTTCGCTGTTGCCATTGGTCTCGTCACAGCTTCATAATATTTTTCTAAAAAGTCAGGGTCCTTGGGATTAAGCTTATCGAGATAACCATCATCGAATCCCCCAATTTCCCGTTCTCGAGACTGTGAAGTCTTCGACATATACCCACCCCAATTCATCTACAATCTCCTGCAACACTAAGTATTCAAAATATGCGCGTTGCTCTGCTACTGACATTGTAGCATATTCTTCATCTGATTCAAGTCGGGCATTAACAGTCTCTATGATGCGGCGAAACAGAGTATTAAACGCCACAATATCCACCCAATTTCCTGCCGATCCAACAGCGCTAATGCCGCCGTCATGTCCAACGGCAACTATATGGGATAACGACTGATAGACACTCAGGTTTCGAATATCTTTTACGTTAATTCTTGTTCCTTTGGGATGGTTATGTGTTATGATCACCGACGACGCGGCTGCTGAACGAAGAATTTCGTCTAACTTCTCATTGAAAACAACTTCATCAATGCTGCCTCGCAGTTCAGAGATGATTTCTCCCGTTTCATTGTTAATAGCAACTAAAATTTCACGGCTTTCTTTGTACCCTTCTTTCGCAATACGCCTGTTGGTTTCAGCGACGATTTCCAGTACATCATCGGAAATGCCGGGCAATTCAATGTAATACGAAGCTTTCGGATTATATCGCCGCATTCCATTCCCAACCGGTGGCGGTTCTCCAACACTTGCGGGTCTCGTCTCCGGCGTTATTACGGGCTTCGGCTCCACCGACTTCGGCGTGTCTTTGGCTTCTGGCGCGTGCTTGGCTGCCCACTCCTTGTATGTCATATCCCCCGGGACCATATACGTTTTACCCTCGTCGTCCTTCGCAGCCCGTTCGCCGGCCGCGGCATCCTCGTAATACGGGATCGTCGTCGAGCGGCAAAACACATGCAGCGGTGGGTAGTTTACACCAGGCTTGGCATCGCCAATCAAAAACACCTTGCCGTCCATCCCCCGGCAGATTTCTGATGTCCGCATGTCCAATGTCGCCACGAACTTGTAACGCTCAACACCCATCTCCCGGTACGCATCCAGACGAGATTGACCACTGAAATACGCGGCCTCCGTCCGGATTAACCTGGCTGCAGCGTGCTTACTGACGTTCATCCTTTCGGCGAAATCGGCGATCACCTTCTCCGCCGGCTCGCCGCGGATTAGATCCTGCGTCAGAATCGTCTGCAGCTCGTTGACGAGTTTCGTCCGGTCGGCCCAGATTCGTGCCGAGAAGTTGCTGCCATCCGGCGCCCACGGCTTTGACAACACCTTATCGATCTGGCGATCATCCAATTTTGCGAATGACGAACCTACACCTGTTCCTTTCTGCAACTCGTAGACGGATTTATAGTAACTGTCCTTGTAAACGCCGCCCAACGTCTCGGCGGCGCCTTTCTGCTTTTTGGCGGCGAGCAGTTCGATTTGTTGCCGGAGATGCGTCTCGAGTTCCTGCAGCCGTGTGATGTGCACCTTCGCGCTGACATTCTCCAGCTCCTTCATCCAGCGCTGATCGACGGCATTCTCGCGGCCGCGCTGGATATACTCTTCGACGGTCCAATGGAACTCCTTCAGTTCGTTTTTGTCGAGCAGCTTGCGTGCCTCTGCGAGGCTGATGTCGTTGTTTTTTGCAAGGCGAGCGTACCATCGTTCCGTCTGGGCTCTGATTCGTGCCAAAGCCTTCTCGTATTCCTCGTTCTGCTTACGGATGTATTCCTCACCTTTGGCTAGCATCGCCTCGTTCAGGGCTTCCATTCGCTTGGCCCAATATTCTTCGGGTTTCATCCGTCGTCACCGTCGCCGGGTTGTTGGTCAGGCGGCAATCCGCTGTAAGCAGCCGCTGTGTCCTCTTTCTGCTTCCGAATCCGGTCCAGCTCCTCCTGCACATCCGTAACCCACGGATGATTGGCGACAATCGTTTCGTCGGAGATAATACCGATGCTGTTTTTGGCGTTTGTGATCGTGTCCGTTTCGTTGATCAGGATATCGCGGTTGAAGATGAATTCGACCGTCTCATTTGAGAAATCACCGGCTCCACTATTGGCCAAGTGTTGGTTGACGAACCAAAGCAGCTGCTCAAGGCTCGCCTGGAATTCAGTCTCGATAATATTGGCGTCCATGTCCAAGTCGGCGTACAGGAATTTCAACGCAATGCCGCTCGGGCTGTTGCCGAACTTCTCGGACTGCGTATCCACGCCGCGGCCAAACTCATAGATGTCCTTGCGCATCATCTCCATGTGTGTCTTGAACGCTTCGACCGCAATCTCCAGATTGATTGTATCGACGCCGCCTTCATTCGTGACTTTTACGGCCCGGAACACTGAAAGATTACGACGAAATTCCCCTAAGTCGGTACCGTCGTAATTCTTGATGACGTATATCGATTCGGGCAAGTCCTCCAGGTTGTTCGCGTTATCCGATTTCTTGGCGTCATAATCGTCGACGAGAGACTTGATGAACTTAACTAGTGGGATCTCCTCGTCGTTGTATTTGAAGCAGATGAACGGCACGCGCTCCCAATTAAAGCCTTGTTCCTGATCGCCCTGCAACACTGTAAAGTGGCTGCTGAACTCTCCTAATTCAACATCCGGAATGAGACCACCATCGTTTAACTCATACTTGCGAACGCCAGATGTATCCCAAAACTCAACTTTCGTGATGATCTTCTTTTTGGTTCCTTCATAAGCTTCTACCTCGTAAACTCGAATTATCGCATCTAATTCTGTATGTGCTGCATCTCGCCACAGCGGAATGATCTCCTCGGAAGGAATCTTCTTGAAGCGCAACTGACCGTTTTCATCATAATAGACGTGCAGCCACGCCTTTCCCTTGTTCACGGCTTCTTTACCTAAGTTTTTCAGCAGACGCATAAAAGACTTGTTGAAAATGTCATTCAACAAGTCCTGGTAGGTATCGTTTTCGGTTTGAATGCTGAGTGGCTTTCCAAATAGGTATCCGGCTTTCTGATCAACGAGTTTTCGCACAAAGGCGTGTACCAGCTTGTTGTTGGCCAGGTTCTGCACCTCGACCAGTTCGCCGCCTTCACCGATCGCTGTACGCTTTCTTTTCAAGATGTCGTGATCCGCACCGTAATATTTCTGGCCGGTCAGCATCCACTGTCGCTCTTGTGATGCAAGCCACTCGCTGACTTCCAACTTGATAATTTCCTCAAGTGTCATAGCCGACTTTGCACCGGCTTCGATGATCGCTGTAATGCTTTGCATTTCTGGTGTCAAATGTTTCACTCCTTTCAGTCGAACGATACAGCCGGCCCGCGTCGAATACCTTCTATGCTATACCGAAGTGCCGCCATCGCGTCATCGAAGAACTCTACCGGCTCATCAATATACGTGTTCGTTTTCGGATCTAACTTCCATTTCCACTGCTGGATTTCTTTCAGTGTGTTTACGCAGCGAGGATGAATATGGATTTTGTGCTTTTTCAAAAAATCGATCTGTGCCCTTACACTACCGGGTTCTTTTTTTACGGCATACGCCCGGTAACCGGCCTTTCGCCACGTTTTGATTCGGTCCGGCTCCGCGCTGTCGCAGTACATGAGGATGCTCTTATCGAGTCTGCCTTCGGCCAGCTGAATAATCTCGCCGGTGTCCTTCTCATGAACAT